GGCGTGAGTCGTACAGCATGCTCGAATATGCCCAAATGGCTTGCTCTGGTGGCATGTCGTCGGCGTTCATTATTTAACCTTGGGTATCGGTTTAATGTTTAAGAACATGTCTTTTGCCTCTGAGTAGGTCATGGGTGTTTCGGGGTCAAAATCTAGCCCACGCTCTGCGCACATTTGGGTAAGCATTTTAATTTGATTAGCGGTCGCGCCGCCGCCGTTGGCAGGCTGCGTATGTTGGCGCGGTGCGGTTTGACTTGCTTCGGTTTGTTCGCGGGCCGATAGTCGAGCCTCGCCTATTTGCTTAGACCGTGGCCCCATAACTGAGGTTGGCGTTTCGCGTGGGCTGTCAAGCACCGGGGTTGGTCGCGCAATGCTTACTACGCGTTTGCGGTCGTCTTCCTCTGCGCCTTGCTGACGTCCTAAAATTTCGTTGCTAGACGCTATGGACTTGTCAATTCCCAGCCCCATGTAGCCCAATGCGCGCCCGAGAACGCTGGTGGCCCCGTTCATTTGCTCAGCGTTTCTAGTAAAACTGGTTTTACCCGGGTACGGCTCAAAGACGTAGGCGGTCACTGGTATGGGGTCGTCTGGGTCACGGCTGACGGTGACGCTGCACTCGATGAACAACTGGTCACCAACTTGGGTTATCTCTGGTCGGTGCTCGACAATGCGCAGCTGCGGGTAAAGCGCTAAGGCTTGCTTAAGACGGGTTTTTACGTCTACGTATTCGGAAAGGTCAAAAGCCATTACTCGTACCTGCCGCTTTCGTCATAGTTTTGTATCCAGTCAGCGGCCCACAATGTCACCAAGCCAAAAACTGTCATAACGCCTACAAATGCAAAAATGCCTGCAATGGTTCTCACTTTTTACCTCGCAATGCGTTGTCAATAGCGATAAGCAGTTGGTCAGTTTCGCCACCAAGTTGCGTATGCCCAAGGTCGTGCAGTTCTTGCGCAATGTCGTCGAGGCGGTCAATGATGCTCTGCTGTTTTGGTTCAAGGCTGCTGGGGTGTTCTAGCCGGCCGATGGCTTGGCGTAAATCCTCGCATAATGCTGCGTCGTCCATTGCGTAGCTGTAAGCGTGTGCGCGCAGGTTACGTATGAGCACGTCTGTTGCTTTGGGTCGAGTGTTCGCCCACAAGTTTGCTAGTGCTTGGTCTAAATGGTCAGTCGGGTTTACCATGATTGCTCTTTTCTAGTCGGGTTGAAAATAACTAACGGGTGTACGGTACCACAATTTTTGGCGCGCTGTTGCCTTTCCATGGTGCCCAGCCGTGGCGCTTAAACAATGCCAATGCGGCTTTAAGGTTTTTGCGGGGTGACCATAGTTCGGTCATGTGTTTGCGGACTATCCCAGACTCGACAAGGAACCGTTTATTGCTGCCGTTTATTTGCATGATGCCGTATGAGCCGGTGTATGGGTCGCGCTGGTTCCAAGCTCGAGCAAAGCCTTTGGACTCGCGCAAACATATTTGCATAAGCCGTGGCAAGTCTTTTTTCTGCCAGCCAACTTCTAGCGCCAATGGCTTGTAGCGGTTGCAGTTCGGTTCTACTGCCGCTCTAGCTTGTGTGGCCGGCATGAGTAGCGCAGCTGTGGCGAGTACGCCAAGTAGTCGTTTCATAGTTTCTGCCTTTCGTCGGGATAGGTAAAAACCTTAATGGTGTTATTGAGACTTTGCGCGCCTTTGCGCTAAAAGCCTTATGCTGTAACGGTTTTAGCGGGCGGTGTTGGGGGCGGTACGCTTTTCCATGCGGCTACAAACGCTTGTGGGTCGTCAGACATTTGCGGGGTCAATTCCACATGTAGCCATAGGCCGCCGCCAGAACCACCGTTTGCGGTTTCTGTCCAGTCTTTCCAACCGGGCTTACCGTCACGGTTACAACGCCAGCCGCGGCCCCATTTCTCGCAACCTTTTTTTGTAGTGCCGGCGTAGTCGTGGACTTCTTCAATGCCTAAAGTCTCGTAGTTTGCTACTAGCCAGTTTGCCCACATGGCGGCTGTGGCTTTGTCTTTGTAGCCAATGTCGGCCGCACGGCCTGTGGCGTGCACTGAAAGGCGGTCACTGCCGCGCATGTTCCGTACAGCCCACGTCCCAAAATTAGTGAAGCCTTTTTTCTTAATAATGTCTACAAACTTTTCGGTGCCGGGGCGTTTGCCTAACGCCGCGCCGTCGGTGGTGCCGGTGTAATTCATGGCCGGCTAATCATGTCGGCGATGCGTGTCAACAGTTTTGCAGCTGCTTCGCGCACAATTTTTAATAGGCCTTTTTTGTCGTCGTTATTCATTTGGTGTTTCTTCCTCGTCTGGTATGCCGTTATTGTTTTTGTCTGTTTTGCCGCTGCTCGCTATCATCGTGCCGCTTAAAGTACCTGTAAGAAACATGACTACGGGGGTCATGAGCTCAAAAAATTTAGCGTCCACGGGCGAAAGCTCTGAGCCTTGGTACACAAAGAGCAGACCAAAGAGCATTAGCGCCATGGTTAAGGCAAGAATGCCGGCAAGGACTAGCCCGACAATGAAACGTAGTCGAGCATTTAACTCGGCTGGTGTAAGGCGCGGTTTAGTTAACACGGCCTTGTTTGTACTGTGTCTGACGTCGGGTTAGCGGCGCTTAAAGCCTTGTTTTTGGTTGGCCGGCAAGGCGGTTCCTCGACACGGTTGCCGCAAGCTACGAGGATTGACGCAAACAAAAGCGCCACAAAACTAACCCGCCAAATCATGCTGGCGCCTCTGGGAAGTCTACGGTCTCGTCTCGTTCCCATGTTGCTGGGAAGTCGCGCAACGCTTGACGGTATGCAGCCCACGCGGTTTTATCTGTTGGCGCGTCTGTTGCCATTGCCCAGTCGGAGTTGGCAAGCATTGAGTTTCTAGTTGAGCGCATAGCGTCGGCTAATGAAGCAAATGTTGGTGTCTGTTCTGTTTTGTCGCTCATGATGCGCTCACTCTCGCTGCTGAAAAACGTGTCCGCGCTGTGCCTGTGCCTAACAGATTAAGATTTCCGCCAGATGCTTGATACACGCCTACTTGAATATAATCTGTCGCGTTTAATTTAATAATCGAAACGCCGTTTTGTATAGTTTCGCCGACTCCGCTTGACGCTTGAGTCCTTACCATTCCCCAGCGGTCAGAGCTGCTTCCATTTTTTTGTACCCAGCCAATACGTTCACCTGTTGTGTTCGCTGCCCAAGCCAAGGTATAGCAAACCACGTAAATGCCTTCTGTGTTAATAGTTATTCTTGTGGCGCTACCGCTTGTCCACATTGAGTCATTGTCGTATTCTTCAGCGTTCCATGTAACTATTGAGTCTGATATGTTTGGAATTGAAGCGCTACTAGTTAGATAAGCCGATGCGGCAGCATTGCTTGTGTAAGTATTCATCTGACTTGCTGTCAATACTTGGCCTGTAGTAAATATTGTTGTCATTAGTACCCCAGTCTATTCAAGTCAAGTTTGCCATAAAACAAGTCGTCAAGTATTAAATACTGGTTTAAGTCCGCGCCTGACAAATAAAACGTAAACCTTGCCCCGGCGGGTGTTGCTGCCATTGTTACGCCTTCAATTAGACACTGGTAGGTAGTGCCGCGAAACTCGACGCGAGTACGTACTCCGGGTATGCGCGCAAAACTTTGGGTAACGCCAGCGAACTTGTCTAAAAGCATGTCTAAGGTTTGCGCCTCGGCAATGCAAGAAACCGAACTAATAGCAAGTTTTGGGGTCGAGAAATTGCCTAGCAGATAGTTTGCAAAATCTAATGCTTGGCCTGTAGTGGCGTTGTTTGTGTTAACGACGTAAGTGCGGTACGGCACGGTTGCGCCTGACAAAGTAACCGTCTGCGTTGCTAGGCCGTCTGGCTCAACGGTTACTTGTGTCCAATAGTTATCTGCGTAACCTTCAAAAGTTATTTGGTCATAACTTGCCGTTACTTCAGGCTGTGGCCTTACGTCACTAAAATAGTTTTGAGTGGTGTACTGGTAAAACGGGCTAACTATCGTAATGTCAAAAAGGCTGTTGTCTTTAGTGTTCCACATTCGAGCATTAGCCGATAAAGCAGTTTTTGCTAACCAGTCTGCCCAAGTGCCGCTTATTGTCGCAGCTGCTCCGGCTTGTGTTGACGAGCCTAACCAGCCAATAGATAGGCCCGTTTGTGTGCTGGCTGTAGTTAATTGTGTTGCGACGGTTCCCGCTGCCATTGCGTAGTCACTGCCAGCCATGCGGCCTAGAGACGCAAAACTTCCTTCTACCGAAATGGTTAGGTAGTCGGCGTTGCCGACGTTGGAAACGTAAGGTATGCCGTATTGCACGTTGATATTAGATATACGCCCAACCCATAGCAAGTATGGTGCTGCCGGGTTGGTGTTGTTCATAATCCTAATAAATGTGCCTTGCACCAGTTGGGCAATGGGCGACGCGTAACCAGTCGGGTACCTAACTTCTATGGTGCCGGTGTTAGCGCGCAGCTGGTCAAGTTGGGCTTCTACGCCTATAGACAAAAATATGCTTTGCACATTGGTTAACGCGGTGTAACTGGTGCTATTTGTTGAATACTCAACGCTATAACTTTGTAAACCCA